AATGCAATGCTACGTGATCAATTTGCACAAGCAATGCGTACTTTGTGTAACGAAATTGAAGCAGACTTAGCTGGGCTTTATTACAAAGCAGCTCGAGCAGTAGCTCCAGCAGGAACCACTTTGTTCGATTCCACCGGTGGATTGAAAGACGTTGCAAACGTTCGTAAGATTCTAATGGACAACGGTGCTCCACAAAACGACATCCAATTAGTGTTAAATACCACAGCTGGTGCGGCTCTTCGTGGCTTAAATCAATACGCTGGTGCTAACACTGCTGGTACTGATTCAATCGTTCGTCAAGGCGTTCTATTAGATATCTACGGTTGTCAAATCCGCGAATCTGCTCAAATTATCACTCACGTAGCTGGTACTGCAGACGGTTCTACTACTTTAGGTACTACTGACTACGCGGTAGGTGCTGTTACTCTAGCGATGTCTGCTGGCGGTACTGGTACTTTCACTGCTGGTGATGTTATCACTTTTGACAACTCAGATAGCAATCTGTATGTTGTAAACACTGCTCTTGCAGACGTAGGAACTGGTAACTTAATTCTTAACGCACCAGGGTTACGCAAAGCAATCACTGCTAATGCTGTAGACGTTGACTTAAACTCAAGCTCACTTGACCGTAACATGTGCTTTAGCCGCAATGCTATTCACTTAGTTACCCGTGCTCCTGCAGCTCCGATGGAAGGTGACAACGCGGCTGATGTTATGATTGTTACTGACCCACGTTCTGGATTGTCTTTCGAAGTACGTATGTACAAAGAATACCGTCAGATCAAGTACGAAGTAGCAATTGCTTGGGGTTACGAAGTAATCAAACCAGAGCATTTGGCTTTGCTAATCGACTAAGACTGTTCTTCAAGGAGCTTCTTGTAGGCTCCTTTATAGAGTAGTTTTACTAACTGAGGAAACATAGATGGCAGGTGTATTTTTACCAGTAGGGTATGCAATGACCCTCACAGCTAGCGCTACAAAAGCTGGGAACTATTGTTTAGTCGGTAGCCCCGATACCTATGCCGCCATATCTGCGGGCAATAGTTCTATCATAGGTCCGTTCAATGAGCCTAAACAATATGATGTCAACGATTTAACAATAACATTATCCCCCTCAGGGACATTCACAAAAGTTGATGCAGATGCAGTAGATTTAAAGCAGCCTTTATATGACACAGTCACAGCTGTTACAGCGAATGGAGCAGTTACACCAGCCCCAGGGTTGCATGTGATAACCAAGGCAGGAGTATGCGCCATAACGCTAGCTGCCCCCTCAACAGACCAAAATGGCATGACAGTGAATATTGTGTCTACTACTGCCTACGCCCACACGGTAACTGCGACTGGACTATTGAGAAACGGTGGTGCATCCAGTCCTTATGATTTAGCCACATTCTCAGCCTATATCGGTGCTGGTATTTCCCTTATCGCGCATGGCGGTTACTGGTACATACACGCGGCTAGAAACATCACATTTTCATAATAACATTGGTGGTATAGGTGGCTACGACATTCACAGGCTCGATGAAGATTACTGCTACAGGTAATTTAGTAAAAGATACCGATTTAGCAAATCTTGCACAAGTATTAAATTATAGTCAAACATACACATTGACTAACGGAACATCCTCAAACCAAGCCAACATGTTTTGGGCAGATACAAGAACTTTAACTGCATCGTCTTCTGATGATTTGGACGTTGCGGGCGGACTTACTAATGCCTTCGGTGACACTATTACATTTACAAAATTAAAGGGTATTATAGTTTTTGCCGCTGCTGCTAACACAAACAATGTGCTAATAGGCGGGGATGCTGCGAGTATAGCAACTCTAACAGGTAACATAAACGACGTTATTGTAGTAAGACCTGGCGGCTTCTTTGCTGTATGCGCACCTGACGCTACAGGTTACGCAGTGACAGCTACTACCGCAGACATATTACAAATTGCTAATAGCGCGGGAAGTACATCAGTAACATACGATATTATCTTAATAGGAACAGTGTAAATATGAAGTTATACGCTGATTTACTAAAAGCTAGACTTGCTGCTAATATCACTACAGCATCCACTAGCATAACTCTAGATGATGCATCGTCACTCCCAACGTTGGGTGGCGGTGAGTATTTTATTGTAGAGATTAAACAAGGTGCGACAGTAGAGCGTGTTGTATGTACAGCAGTGGTAGGGGATGTTTTAACGGTGACAAGAGCTACATACTACCCCCATGCTTTTAAAGCAGGTGCGTTATGTACAGTAAGTATTGACCCGGATGGGTACACTCTAGCAACTGGTGGTGGCATCAGTGATGGTGATAAAGGTGACATCACAGTAGCCTCGAGTGGGACGGCGTGGACTATTGATAATGGTGCAGTAACACTTGCTAAGCAAGCTGATATGGCTACTGCCTCAGTTGTGTATAGAAAAACTGCTGGGACGGGCGCTCCTGAAGTAAATTCTCTAGCTACTTTGAAAACTGATTTAGGGTTGACAGGGACAAATTCAGGCGACCAAACTAGTATTGTCGGCATTATTGGTACTAAAGCCCAGTTCGACACCGCCTGCACAGACGGTAATTTTCTATATTCAGGCGATGTAACACAATACACTGATGAAATGGCGCAAGACGCCGTAGGTGCGATGGTGGATTCTTCATTGACGTATGTTGATGGAACGCCTCTATTACAACGTGCAGCGTTAACAGGTGACGTAACGGCATCCGCAGGGTCAAATGCTACGACAATTGCTAACGATGCTGTCACATACGCTAAAATGCAAAACGTGAGTGCTACGGATAAATTGCTAGGTCGCAGCACTGCTGGTAGTGGGGATGTCGAAGAAATTACATGTACTAGCTTTGCTCGCAGTGTGTTAGACGATGCTGATGCAGCTACAGCTAGGACTACATTAGGGTTAGCGATAGGAACAAACGTACAGGCGTACGATGCAGAGTTAGCAGCAATTGCAGGATTAACCAGTGCTGCCAATAAATTGCCTTATTTTACAGGTAGCGGTACAGCAGCGCTAGCAGACATATCTTCTGCAATGAGAACATTTTTAACAACATCCTCTAGTGCCAATTTTCTTTCCCTATTGACAGATTCGATAGGAGTAGGGGAAGTTGCTTTCGGGGAACAGGGAACTTGGACCCCTGTTTTCACATTCACAACCCCAGGCAATCTATCAGTTTCATATGCTACTCAGTTAGGGTATTACGCAAGAGTGGGGGACTTTGTAATATTATACTGTAACCTAGTATGTACCCCTACCCATACAACAGCTTCAGGTAGTGCTAGGGTGACAGGTGCTCCGTATGGACAGATTAACGTTACAAACTCGGGCGGGGGAAGTATCTTACACCATTCGTCCGCTCTGACATACCCGGCTGGCTGCACCTGGGTAAATGTCAGAATTTTATCCGCTTCGTCAACGATGGATATCGTTGGGGCCGGCTCAGCAACTACAGTGACAAATTTAACTACTACTCAATACCCTACGGCAACTGCGCAAACGATTAGGTTTTTTGCAACGTACATAACTTCATAAACGAGCTAACATGTATAAAGTAATAATTGATTCAATCAAAGAAGACGGGTGGATATCTTGTGCAGTAGATAGAGAGGAAGGCCGTATTAGATGCGCTTTTAATCCCTGCAACAGCTTACAAGATGTTTTAAATTTCATTGAGAAACATGCTCCAGGGTATGATTGTCAGGAGGTCTCTCAACAAGTTCAAGCTCTCTGGCAGAAGGATATTGTTGAAAAATTTAAGTGTGTGCAAGCAGCACTAGAAGCCCAAAGGGAGCTGGAGCAAAAACTGTCAGAAGCTGAAGAACAGAAGAGGTTAGAAATACAATACGCTGAAGAGCAAGCTTGGATAGAGAACACAGTTAGAACCATATTGGCGACTGACGTGGTATAATATATGTAACAATAGAGAGTTCAAATGACGATAGTAGTGGAAGACGGTACAGTTGTTTCAGGTGCAAATAGCTATGTCACAGAAGCAGAGCTAGATTCGTTTGCCGATGCGAGAAACATCACTTTAAGTGGTGATTACTCTAATGAAGTATTGTTAATACTCGCGATGGATTACATAGAAAGTTTGCAGTATAAGGGTACTAAGCTAAATTACAATCAAGCACTGCAATGGCCACGCACCGATGTTTATATAGATGGCTATTACAATGATGTAGATAACATACCAACAGAATTAAAAAATGGGTTAATGCAAACTGCTGTTGCTATAGACCAGGGCAATGGTCCTCAACAAGTAGCCCCCAGAAAAACCATTATGGAAAAAGTAGGGGAGTTGCAAGTGCAGTATGCGAATGGCTCTAGCGCTGTAACAATAGACCCTAAAATTAAATCATACCTATTCAAACTACTTAGGGCAGGTGGTCCGGGTAGTGCAAATACATACGCAGCTAAGGGTTAAATATGGGTACTTTCAGTACGAATTTAAAGGCTGTTGCCTTAAGACTCTTAAATACTTATGGGCAGACTATCTCCTTTGTGCGATGGACTACCACAGAATATAATGCAGCGACTGGCGGGGTTGACCCTGTGGAACAAACTTCGTTTAGTGGCTCAGTTCATCCAAGCACTTACAAACTGGATGAGATAGATGGACAGACAATTCAAGTTAACGATATTAACGCACTTGTCTATTCAACTACAGAACCGAAGATAGAAGATGAGGCGACGGTGGACAGTGTGGTCTATCGTGTTATGAATGTAGAAAAATTACAAGCTCAAGGCGAGGCTGTTGTGTATCGTCTACAGTTGCGCGTGTAGCCAGCTGATTAATGTAGTATTACTATACTGACGAATGAAAACAAACTTAAACCAATTCTTAAAACAATACAGAGCTAACCAGCAAAAAGTGTTAGAAGCGTCTGCAAAGATTATCAATACGTCTTTGCTTGAGATGTATAAGCGCATTATTGACAGGACGCCAGTAGGTAATCCTAGCTTGTGGAAATACCCAGCACCTAAAGACTATGTTCCAGGTACATTAAAAGCTAGCTGGCGTATAGACTTTAGCGGTAATACTAAAGATTCACGTGGTCGGTTTACGTCTGCATCGCAAATAGGTAATAGTGGCGGTATTAGTTTTAAGATCAATAGCACTAATAGTAATGCACGAGCAGCGATATACAATAATCAGCCATACGCACAAAGAGTTGAGACTGGGTGGAGTACACAAGCTCCCAGCGGTATGATGAGAATCACATTACTAGAATACACAAGCATAATAAACACCACCACCATAAGGTTTAGGATTAAATGAGTTTTGCAAACATACAACGAGCATTAGACGATAAATTGAAGACCGCTGCGAGTAATCCTTACATAGTTTGGCCAAATGCTGAAGTAAGGCCTGGCAATGCAGCTCTTTCAAGTTATGTACGTCCCACATTACTATTAGCAAACACTGATTTATACACATTAAACGATTACGAAAGGATTCCAGGTATATATCAAGTAGATATATACGGGCAACTTAATAGGGGTGTTCAAGCTGTCTATTCGCTTGCTGATGAGATTAAAACTCTTTTCGAGGATTCAAGGCGACTGACAGTTAGTAGTACAATTGTACTGATACAGGGTATCGGTATTGGACAAGCGTCTAGAGAGGATGCTTGGTATAGAGTTTCTTTAAACATAAATTTTATCTGTTTTAATTAAGAGGACATACAATGACAACAGCAGCACCAATTTTATGCCAGGGCGTAACTTTTACGTTCGATAACTCAGGCAGCACCCCAGTTACCGTCGGTGGTATTATTTCCATCACTGGTATCGGTAGCGGTTCTGCTACAGAAATCGATGTAACTACATTAGCTAGCACCGCAAAAGAATTTAGACAGGGTTTGCGAGATTTTGGCTCAGTTAGTATTGAACTAATTCGCGATCAAGACGACAGTGGGCAAGCAGAAATGTTTAGTGCTATGGCTTCACAAGCAGTTCGTACTTGTATCATCACGTTACCAACTTCAACAGCTAACGTCGGCACTTTTGAAGGATTTGTACAATCATTGTCAACTGATGTTAATGCGGATGGCGTAGTAACTGGCACAGCTACAATTCGTATTACTGGCGCAGTGGCTTGGACCTAGTGGCTATTAATAGGAGAGGATTATGAAGCTTACTAAAGATAATGTGAAGGGTCTTTTTGACAGAAAAACGAAAGAGGTCAAGGTCGGTGGTTACGAAATACGCATCATTGAGATGACTATACCACAACAGATAGAAGTTGAGGCAATACTAAAGGATAACAAGTCTAACGCCGCCCTGATTGCACCTGTTCTTAAATTCTCCGTTGTTGATGATAATAATGAATTACTTTTAGATGATGAGATGATTAAATCATTACCAGCCGGGACAGCTGCGACACTCTTCAAACATTGTATAGAACTTAATTCTATTACAGAGAAGGAGCTCGAGGACCGAGCAAAAAACTCTTAGAGCGCCCACTCTTAAACTATACATTTCTCTTAGCTGAGAAACTGCACAAGACCCAGAGAGAAATACTAGAGATGGACGCGGATGAGTTTATGTATTGGATGTCATACGACATGTTAAAAGATAAAGACTTTAAGAAACGGGTAGAGCTAGAAAGGTCAAGAGAGATGGACGATGAACAAAGAAGCGCGGCTATTAAAGCCATGTTTGCAAATCTAGGTAGAGGATAATAATGCCACTAGTCGCAGAGTTAGTTACAAAATTAGAAGCTGATACAAAGAACTTTAATAAGAATGTTAACGATTCTGAAAGTAGGCTATCTAAATTCGGCAAGACCGCAGCCATGGCCGGAGCAGGTATTGCTCTAGCTATTGGTACTGTTGCTGTTACGGGTTTTATTAAACTCTTAAACATAATAAATGAGACAGAAGAAAGAGTAAGCCACCTGGTCGATACGGCATCTAAGTTTGATGCTACAGTTGGTGGTTTACAAAAACTAGAATACATTGCCAAATTGTCCGGTGGTAGCTTAGGCGATGTTGAGGCAGGGATGAGCAGGATTGTTATGTCTCTTAAACAACTAGATGCGGGGACAGAGAGTACGGTTAATGCATTTAATAAATTAGGGCTGTCACAAGAAAAACTTAAGGGTATGAAGATAGATGAAATCTACTTATTACTAGTCGAAAAACTTAAGGGTGTTACTAACAGCACAGAACAGGCTAAGATTGCATCCGAGATATTTGGGCGTTCTTGGTCTGACCAGATTAACATTGTTAAATCCGACATCACTGGGCTATCAAAAGAATTTGAGAGCTTTGGCGGAACCCTCACTGATACTCAGGCGGCGGCGATAGATAGCTATGGAGACAGTGTCACTAAACTTAGCGCTCTGTTTGACGTGTTTAAGATTCAATTGACCGCGCAAGTAGCTCCTGCGTTGGAAGCGATTGTTACGTGGATTGGGAACACAGTTAAAGAAATGGGCGGTCTAGGCCCAGTTGCCAACCTCGCGGCTCAGTATTTTGTTTCCGGGCTACAAATAATGGTAGATGCGGCTCAAAGAGTATTAGATATAATTAGCTCTATAGAATACGGATTTAAGAGAATTCAATTAGCTTATGAGCAGTTCAGAAGTCTGTTAAGCGATGGGCCAGCGTTTCAGCTAACAAACGGTGCGGATTTCACAGTAGACCTCGACAGACTTGAGAGAATAGCAAAATTACAAAGGGATATAAACAACATGAGCACCACTGGAAGAGTCACGGATTCTTTACAAGGTGGACTACAAGCCATACAGAACACACTACAAGCCAATGCAACGCAAAAAGTAGATGTTCGTATCAGTACGGAGAAGGGTTTAAAAGCAGAGGTAGCCGAATCACCAGAGGTAACGGCCAAAATCAATGAGCTAGTTGAGAAATACGCGGAGAAGACAAACTAATGGCACTTTCAGACTTAACATTTAAATTATATACAGACACGGGGCTTACTGCCTTATTTGGCGGTACACTTGAGCTTATACATGAATCTGATTTTAGTGATAACCCTCAGGACTTTGTTTTGTATTTTGGTTCAACTACTGCAAATAGGAAATTAGAGGCTAGCTCTAACCCCGGTGTTGATCAGATAACTATCACCCCCACTTACGCTATCCCTGACTGGACAGTGGCAACAGCTGTAAGTCTAGGTGTCAGCAGAAGACCGACTACGCCGACAGGATATAGATATGAGGTGACTACCGCTGGCACGACACATGCCTCAGTTGAGCCAACTTGGCCGACAGTACTCGAAAGTACCGTTGCCGATGGTACAGTAGTTTGGACTTGTGTCGCTGAAGAAAGAGACGTTAATGAGATTACATTGGGGCTATCATCTGGCGACTTGGATATAAATACTGCCGGAGCATCTTTAAATATAGGTACTGAGGTATTGAGTGGGACAGGTAATGATATAGCTATACACATTCGAGTAGAGAATGCTATTCCGACAGTGTCTAGTACGTCTGGACAACCCGAATTGACGATAAACATAGAATCAGTCCAAGAGGGAGTTGTATAATATGACTAGGCTTTATGTAAATAATTTCAGTACTACATTGAATGGTTCTATTACAAACGTAGCAACATCAATAACGGTTACTGATGGCTCCGGACTTGGTACTATAGGAGGCAGTGATTTTATCGCGTGCACCATAGATGATAACGCCGGCAATAGGGAAATCGTACACGTAACAGCTCGGTCCGGTAATAACCTCACTGTAACAAGGGGCCAGGAAGGAACTACAGGGCAGGCATTCGCAAGTGGTATTACGATAGAAGGTAGATTAACTGCCGACGGCATGGATGAGAAGTTAAACGTAGCTGATACACCCCCAAATACTTATTCTTTCATAAGCTCACAAACTGCTAGTAGTAGTGCCTCGTTAAATTTTACAGGTCTCGGTGATTACTCATTTATAAAGTTTGTTATAACAGACATAAAACCGGCAACAGACAATGTTAGACTATACCTAAGGACTAGCACCAATAATGGTTCTTCCTATGACAGTAGTGCTGGTAATTACTCTTATGTATTTCAAGGTGGTACTACGGGAGGTTCTGATGCGGGGACTACTGGTAGTAGCTCGGCTACAGAAATACACCTATGTACTGGTGTTGGAAACGATACTAACGAATGGGTTAGTGGTGAAGTTACTTTATACAATCCTGCGGGTACCGCATACACAGTAGTGCATGCAAACATGCTACCGATAGGACCTACTGGTGTCTTAAGTAACATACATGGTGGTGGTATGAGAATATCTGCGGCTGATGTGGATGCAGTTAGTTTTCTTTTTGCGTCGGGTAATATTGCGAGTGGTGTGATATACGCGTATGGTTTGTCTAAGACCTAGGTGGTAAAATGCTTAATGGTAATGTGTTAAACAGTCAAGCTATAAACTTTACTCATGTATCAGGCGAAGGTCAAGAAGGGGCATTAGTATCTATAGTACAGGACGTTATACGAGTAGAGCAAGGGGCATTAGTAAATCTTGATCAATATGTTGCTCTAGCAGGGTCAGGGGCGTTATTGTCGATTAAGCAGGATGTTGAGTTACGTATATCCGGTAGTGGTGTATTAATAGAACTATCGCAAGATGTATCAACTGTGGGAAGCGGATCGTTGATTGATATCGAACAGACCATCCTCAGCACTGAAGAACTATTTAGATTTACGTCCATGCCAACTGGTTATAGATGGGGGTTATCTATCTCTTTAGGCGGCCTCAACTTACCTAAAGGTATTATTCAAGAAGTAGAAGTTACTCATGGAATTGGGGATGACTCTAGGGCTATAGTTAAATTAAATCCTGGCGCTGCTGTCTACGATTTATACTCCTATCAGGGTAAATCACTGAGAATTTCTGCCCGCACAACAGCTGGGTTTAAACGCATATTTACGGGTATTGTTGATATACCACGTGTCGAGCTTGTGAATGAAAAAATTATACTGGAAGGTGTAACTGTCCGTGAGACATCTATCCGTAATTCTATGACTCCTTTTGTCGCCGGTATTGGGTACTACTCTACGACAGTGTTTGGTGCGCGCAATAATGTCTACCAAGAAATTAACGATAGAATGTCAACCATACCCAGCGATTTGGATTTTGATACGTATGGTAAATGGACTGTAACTTCTTGGACTCCTAAAGGAACGGCGGATATTACTTTAACTAACTCCAATATATACAGAGAAAATCAGCCCGAAATAAGAATTGAAAGTGCTAGAGAAGTTCTGAATAAAGTACGTATTACGTTAAACTATACTTACCAAAGATTACACCAAGCTTCACTTTCATACACCTGGTCACCCGGTCTTGTTCCTTGTGATTATCTCACTTTGGGTAATACACTTCCGAATCGAGACATGGTTAGAAGTGCTGCCGGCGGTGCTGGATGGAAAGTTATAACTATGAGTTTCACTGATTTATGGCCTAGCGGTTGGTATCACTGCGGCGGTGTGCCAATTGGATGGGTAAATACGTTACAAGACCTCATTATTAAAAATAACGAAGCCACAGATTCATTCAATAATAATTACTCACAATCTCAAATGATATCTACTTTTAACATTAATCAGTTATTATGTCAAGGTGCACAGTGGACTGCTAGAAAGCGGTTCACACAGAACGTTCAGGAAGCTTATACACTTACTGTCAATAGTCCCCAAAGTCAGTCGCTGTACGGCACTAAAGAAAAGAATGAAAATCTTGCCTTGCAAGCGGATTTTGACCCAAGTCAGTGGGAAGATGAGGCTTTATACGACACAGAGTTTACCGGCACTAAAGTAACACAGTCCACTACTAACTACTATATCAATAAAGATACAGAAGCCGCCGAGCTTAACAACGCTATGATAACAGCTTTGAACAAAGCGAGAACGGATATCTTAGCGAGTCATAGAGATACAGAAATAAGTTTCACAACTTTTGTCAATCCTGAATACCAGCTAAAACATACCATACGTGTCAACACGACAAGACTGGATGCGAAGGGAAAAGTAAGAGGTATCACGCATAAGTTTGTGGCTGGGGGTGAGGCCACTAGTACTGTAAGGCTAGCTTTATATCGCTCGGTAGGTTCTCAATCTAATAGCAGTTTAGTGCCAATAAGTAGACCGAGTTTTACAGGACCTGCGAGTATGGGTGCAGTTAGTTTACAAACTCATTGGGGTGAAGACCCAAACCAACCATCAGCCAGAAATTGGAATGGTTATGTGGGCAATAAATGGGTAACAGTGGGCGGTAAGTTCAATAACGATACTTATAAAACAACATACCAAGAAAGTTTTACCGTAGACACCCCTGCAATACCAGCATTGCGACGACAGCAACAGAATTACAGCGCCTCAGCTAGTTATAATGTGGGGATTCCTAATGGCAGTTTAACCATTACATTCTTGGATAGTTGATATGAGTAGATATGGTGATAATATCAGACGTATAGCGCAAGTAGAGATTCTTAGTGAATCTGTCCGCGAAGCTAGGCAAAGGCTCACTATTTTAGCTAAGGCCGCTATACCAGGTCAGAGAGCTATTGCGTACCCAAATATAACACAAAAAGGCTCTCCGGGCGTGACAAACCCAAATCAGGATGGCAGCCCGGACCCTAAAGACCCTACTGACAAAAACCCACTAGACAATCACGGTCGCAATGACGACCAAACGGATGGTGATGATTTAATCAACGGATCAAAAGTACTACAACCGGATGAAGACCCCGGGGCGCTAGACCTAAAAGATTGCGAAACGGGTGAGGAAATTGATGTATACATGAACACAGCTGCAAATGACGGGGAATCCAAATTTAAACATCCGGATGGATGGGGTATACTAGGACCGCAGATAGACCCCTCCTACACAGATGGATTGGTCTGGAAGATAATAAGCGGTGCAACTGCTTACTATAGTAATAACTTCAATGGTATGATTGCCCTCAGGTCGGCCGTAGATAGTAGTACGTCCTACAGTATTGGTCCAGCCCCTGATAATGTCATATCAGCAACCCCCGCGAGTTTTGGTGCGGAGAGAATTGCATTCAGTTCAGCTGGGCAATCAGTCGGTGCTAATTTGTCCGGAGGTACTATCTATGATTTACAAGAATACGTGGCAGCGACCCCTATAGGTACCGGTAAATTTGGGCAGCAAGATTGCAGCGTAACCTCCGATAGTAACTCAGCTTGCGATGAAGACCCCCCGACAGTGTACAACACATGGCAAGAACAAGACCCAGACTATGAACACCAATTAGTATTCAGTGCTCAGGATGGGGGCTTTGTTTCTAGTACTTACGACGATGGGCTTCCTGCCAAGTTTAGGAACAATGTTGGGAGTGGTAGGGGGATTAATAATTTACGATTATGTACAAATGAAGGGAATGAAGTCGTAGTTAGTGCATTAAGAGATGGTACATTTGCGTTCTTCGAGGAGGATGGTTTTGGATTTCCAAAAGAGGATGCTAAGATATTCCATTTCGACAGTAATGGTAAGTACGTAGATACAATAAGACCTGATGAATACGATGATTTGAGGTCAACAAACAACCCGGCGGCTTAAGGAGACTTATGAAATATATAATTGCTATAGTTTTATTATTTACCTGCAACATGGTGTGTGCAGCAGTTACAAAAGCAGACGCTAAAGCTGTCTACGCTAAGATAACCTCAGAGAATAATGTTTGGATACACCCACGGCTCAAATTCTCCAACGACAACAGAATAAACGCAAGTTCTACATTACAGTACATAACTATAAACCAAGGTATGTTAGATAACACTGATATAAATGAGTTAGCCTTTATATTAGGGCATGAGTTAGCACACGCAAAGCTATTTCATTTTGGCAGTAGCCACAAGAATGAGTATGCCGCTGATAAGTTGGGATACTATTATGGACAAAAAGCTGGCTATAATATGTGCGCGGCTATGAAAATATTTAAAAAGTTCGGTCAACGCACTTCTAAAACCCACCCACACCCAAAAGATAGAGTAAATCGCCTTCCAAAGTGCTAAATACAGCAAATACTACAATACAGCCTCTTAGTGAGGCTTTTGTCATTTATGTAGGGCTTAGTATAGGTAGGGTGTTTATCGTTCAATGGTGGGCTTGTAGCGAGGTCAAATAGATAATAATTATATAAAAAGGACAGTTTAGAGACGTGTCCAGGTCTTTTCGCTAAGGTAGCTTGATTCCTTGTCGGGGAAGACGTACTTCTTGCATTTCTGCCTTCACGTCTGTTCCAATCCTGCAACCCTGGCGTAGGATATTTTTAAATTAGTTGAATGTATTTGCAATCCTTTGCATTAATTCACCATAAATTACTGTTATGGCGGTAAATTTGATTGATTTCCAGATTTTCCCATAGTTATTTATTATAAATTCCTAAAAATTACTGTTATCGCGGTAAATTTTAGGGGGAATAACAGAAATTCAAAATACTTAACATGACTTGATTCTCATGTTAAAAAAATCGTATTTTCTTAACATGACAGGTTGAATGTATTTGCAATCCATAATGGACGGACGTCTAATCCACATTATCCGTGGGCTACATTTCAACTACTCTTTACTTTTATTATAGCACACATGTATTAACTTGTCAAAGAATACTTTATAATTTGCTCAAATTTCTTCGCATCAGCTTCGATGTCACTTCCCACTCTAGCTTTATCAGCATTGATAATATCTCTAGCATTGAAGTAATCAATTTTACCGCTGTTGATGTATCCTGAAAGTTTACGCCCAGTGAACATTCCTTCAATCATACCAACAACAAGTATCTTAGCGCCTATTTTAATGTCTTTAGCCAAGTCGGGGTTAGCATTGAGGTCAACATTTAATAGCTGAGAAAACTTCTTATAGTTGTCATACCCCGTTATCTGCACAAAACCCCTTCCCCGGTACTTGTAGCCTTCGAACACCCCATTCCCTAACCTACCCCCGTACACTTTGTTTCCGAGGCGCTCAGGGTCATTAGCGTAGGGTTTAGCCTGCTCTGCTGTTGGGAACCTAGATGGCCAGACTTGGCGTAGTCTTCTAATAGAATAATTTAGATTTTCAGTAATTGGTAACATTTCAGAACCACATTCATGTCTAACAGTCGCTAGTGCATACGCTAGCTTTTCAGTAGAGTTAATCTTTACACCTGCTTTATCGAATTCGTCAAGTATAGCGTCTATGCACAGTACTGTTTGTTCTTTTTTAATGTCCCCGAACACTTTCCTATATGCTATATAGAATGATTCTTTGTTCATTGTACACTCCTAATGTAGTGTCTCACTATCATTTTTCATAATTATTCTCTGCGGGGCTTTACGTCTATCATATTCATCACTAGTGATATTATAATTATCAACCCATACATCCATCATATCTAATATATTACTCTGATACTGTGTTAACAC